TCATAATTGCACCTTTTGGGGCTTTTTGTGGGACAGATATTACTGCGGTATCATGTGGTCTAAAATATTCATCTTCAACCAGTTCTGGGTGGTTTAATTTTAAGTAAGTGTAAATAGCTTCATTCTTGCCAACTCTAACTCTTCTAATATAATAATCATTATGCCAAGCATGGATACCTGATGATGTACCTAAAGTTAAAGAGGTTGTTCCTGCGGGTTTAACAGTTGTTGTTCTAGCTGCTGGATTTATACCTAATAATTTAGAAACTCTAGTATTTTCTCTTTTTACTAAACTTGCAGCTTTTTTAGTGTCATAATTAAGTACCTTACCAGAACCAATACCTGTCATCGACACACCTATAAGAGCATCTTTTTCAGTGGTTTCTCTCCAAACATCTCTTAGATAGTGGAATGCTGTATACCCAGCTTGAAGTGTTCCGATAAATGCAGCTACTTTAACTCTTTCGTTTAAATCTTCTTGAGATTCTATATTTGAAACATTTACCTCACACAAGTTACAGAATTGGTACGGTCTTAACGCGATTTCACAACATGGATTAGTTCCCCAATCTTTATCATTATTTAGATAGATTCCTGGTTCACCAGAATTAGATAACTCAACTCTTTTCCATAAGTCCATAAAAAATTCTTTAGTAATTTTATGTCTCATTAATACAGCGGAGTTGTTAGCTCTACCTCTTTGGGGGTTTAGTTCCCACCAATTACCAGCTTTACAACCAATCATAAGGTCATCATCAGCTGAAAATAAACTAATTAAAGCTGCACGTCTAATACCACCCGCTAATACAGCATCTGCTATATAACATACAATATCATGGACTTCTATAGTTGTAAGTTGGTCTCCGTTTTCTTTACCAGATAATATACCTTCAATTTTTACTAAACATTCTTTTAATGGTTGTGGTCCTGGGGCTTTACCTCCTGATGTTATTAATCTTGCACCTTTTGCTCTAATATCAGAATAATCAAATTCTATTCTTGAACCCCCACCATTCATATATGATTTCATAAGAACTTTAATAGAATCTGCCCAACCTTCAATAGAATCTCCAATTAAAAATCTTCGTTTTCTTTTTGGATATGGCTTTTGTATAACTGGTAATTTAGCAACGTGATGTTTTTGTACAGAGTATCCTACACCTGTTCCACCTAATAATAAGAACATACACTCACTAAAACTATCGATATGGTCAATAGGCATATAAGCACAATTGTATATTCTATTAGGAGATATCTCAATTGGTTTTCCACCAAATTGCATTGACCTCATTGATGGTAATACTTTTTTATTGTACACAAATTTATACTTATCCTCTATTTCATCTTTTAGATGTGGATATTTTTTAATGTGCATATTTTTATTCCTAGTAACTAACTCTTCCCAAGTTTCTCGTCTCTCTAGTTCTGGTAGATATTTTGCGTACTTCATGTAGACAGTAATATCAGATAAAATTTTGTTTGAAATTTCCATATTTTTTATTTTTATTTTATTTATTTAGTAGTTTTTCTCTTCTTTCTAGAGCGTCCATAACTCTTTTTCGATTTCTTTGTGTTTTGTCCTCTTCAAAACCTAAGAATGTTTGTGTAGATTCGGTATTAATTTCCAATGTAGCATTGTCAAATGTACAGTTTTCAAATATAATACCATCTTGACCTAATCTAGACTTAGTTATAGCGATAGTAGCTAAACCAAGTTCTTTTTGTTGTAATGTTTTTGCCACTGAAATTATGACATGTCCAACTTGAGCTTTCTTTATAGACCCACCCATTTGGTCTGTAGTAACCACTTCTGAAGAAATAGAAGACCTATTACCTTGTGCTGCTGTCCAACCAACTAGATTTAACTCATGACACATAGCTTCATATTTTCTCATAACAGAACCTTCACCTTTCCATTCATCATTAAAACTTCTATCTGGGATTACACAATCTATGTAATCTAAAACTACAATATCTAAATTTACACCCTCTGAAGTTATTTTTCTAATTTGATTTTTTATTTGTGCGATAGTAAACTCGTCTGAAGCTAACTTTTTTAATATTAGTTTACCTCCATTTTTTTTCATCTCATCAGCCTTAGAGAGTACTTTTTCTTTATTTTCACTAAGTTTTTGTGGTTCTATACCAGTCCAACAAGTAAAGTGCTTTCTTTGTATAATTTTAGGGTTGTCTTCAAAAAATATTTGTAAGACATTATATCCCATATTAAAAGCAGTATTAGCGAATCTTGTTAGTATTGTAGTTTTACCCACACCTGTTGGTGCTAATATAACACCTAACTCACCTTTTGCTAGTCCACCATTCAATAAATTGTCGATGCCGTCTATGCCAGTAGGGATTGGGTGTCTATAATCATCTTTTAAAACATCTTCTAGATTTTGAAATACTTCTACCGTTCCTTCGTCACCCTCACCAATACTAATAGCTTCTCTTATATATTCCTCACACTTATCATAACTTTCAAATTCACCTTTTTCTAGTATAGTTTCTACTTTTCTAATAGCTTTTTTTAACTCTTGTTGTTTACAAAATTTTATAGTTTTTTCCTTTATAAATAAGTGGTCTTCAAAAGAAGCTTCCTTTACGTCCCTTAACATATCAATAACACATTTTTTAGCCATTTCAGAAGAAATTTCTAATTGTGTTAATTGTTCTATACCTTCAAAAGATGGAATACTCTGGTACTTTTCGTAATACTCTTTCATCATTTGCATAATTAATTTAAAGTATTGGTTATCAAAATATTTTGATTGTATACTATCAATTATAGATTGTGCAAATAATTTATCTGTTATAATTAGATTTAATATTTTTAGTTGGAAGTTATATCCTAGGTATCCAAAATTCTCGGTGTTTGTCATATAATGTTGTTTAGAAATAAATATTAAAATTACTAATTAAAGTTGCTTATCTAGGTAGTAAGTCTCAGGATTTCTTAATGACAAAACGTCAGTTAACTCTCTTAATATATAAGAAATTTGTGGTCTTATATCTACGGAGTATCTTACTCTTGGTGGATAAAGGTTGGCAGAGAATATTCTTTCCATTATTACATAGTTTCCTTTTTTAATCGTTATCGTAAAAACTTCATTTTCTTCCTGTAATTTTGACACATCTTCTTTAAAAAATTCATCAATAACATCTATAGTTTTTGAGATTAATTGTTCGTTTATGATTGTTTTTATGTATTTAACACTTTCATACAGGTCAACGGAACGAGTTGTTTTAGGGTTATGGTTTCTAACTGTAAAAAATCTTTGACATATAATATTATCATTTATAGATAATACGAATTCAAACTTTTCTTTTTCTTCAAATTGTTTCATTTTATAAAATTTTTTTAAATTTATTTTTTTCTATTCTAGTTAAAGTTAAAAATGGTTTAGTAAAATTTAAGAAAGATTCATCAGAATTTCCAATAAAATTAAATAAACCATCTTCCATCATCATCCTTAATAGATTTTTATATGAACGCCCTTCTGGGTCCATGTTTTCATTTATTAATTGTTTAATTTCTATTTGTTCTTTTTTTGGTAACAACGATGTTCCCAAATCAACTAAAAATGTATTTCTAACAAAAAAATCTTCGCCTAATTCTCCTTCTTTTGTTATACCTTTTACAATATTTTTTAGTCTAAAATTTTTATCTCCTTTTTCGTATTTATTTTTACAAATCGATAAAAACTCTTTAAGTTCTATTTTTTTATTTTTTATTTCAGGTACTAAATTAATTAATGTTTTTATACCAACATTTTTAATACCACTTATATCGTCAGATGAGTCCCCACATATAATTTTAATTAATTTTATATTTTCTACAGGAACTATATGTTTTTCAAATTTAATCTTATCACCTTTTTTAACTATTTCTAAATTGTTTAGTAGTTTTAAATTTGTGTTTGTGGATACTAGTTGGGTTAAATCTCTATCGTTAGATAATATTGTAATTTTTTCTTTAGTATTTTGTGAACTGTAAAAAGCTATACAGTCGTCGGCTTCATGACCTTCAAATTCACACTGTCTAATAAAAATTTCTTCTAAGTATTGTTGTACTCTTACTTTTTGTAAGTATAAAGATTCACGTTTTTCGTCAGTTAATCTTTTATTAATTCTTTTAGCTTTATATTGTGGATATAACTTTCTTCTACTTTCATAGTTTTTTTTACCATCCCAAGCAACAACAATTTTATTAAAATTATATTCTGTTATTAATTTTTTTATTGTATTAAGAAAATAAAATACGGCACCTAGATTAGTGTCTTTATTTTGGAAATTTTTTAGTCCGTGAAATCCTAATTGTAGTAATGAGTTTCCGTCAACAAGAAGAGTTTTAGTCACTTTTTTATAATTAAAGGTTAAACACTATTTTTCTACTTCTAAAAGTTCTATTTCAAAATTTAAATCTTTACCAGCTAGTGGGTGATTCATGTCTAAAGTTACCTCTGTTTTAGTAACTTCTAATATTGTAGCTGTAGCTGGTTTACCACTTTTAGTATTCCCCTTTATTCTTTCATCAATAATAAATCTAAAGTCTTTTGGGAATTCATTTCTTGGTGTTTTTAGTACAGCTTCTTCTAAGTATTCACCGTACGCGTCTTTAACTGGAATATGTATCTTTTTTTTATCACCAACAGACATAGTTCTTACAGTATTTTCAAAATCTTTTAAAACTATACCATTACCAGTTGTAAACTCTAAAGGTTCTTTTCTTTTTATAGAATTGTCAAATTCAGAACCATCTTTTAATGTACCTACATAATGTACTTTAACTTTTTTACCTAAACCTATATTATTCATTTTCTTTTTCTTCTTTTGTATCGAATTCACCACCAACACCTAGTTGTTCAGACCAAAAGGTAGCGTATTCTTGTTTATATTTTTCTATTGATTTCTTTTCTTCCGAAGTTTCTTTGCCAGCTAAAAAACCGTGAGGTGTTATTAAAATTTTACCATCCTCATAACCTAAACCATTAACATGATTTTTCATAATTGTTATTTTTGTTCTAGTTGCAAATTTAACTTTTCTTTTTTCTTTAACAGCTGAAATATTTGTTGTTCCAGCATTTTTTTGATTTCCAAACCTAAATACTAATGTAGAATTTAACCACAAAGCTTCACCCCCTTTTGCTTTAATTTTAGGTTGACCAAAAGGGTTATCTGGTAATTCTACCCATGGTTGATTTACCACTACTAGTGTATTTGTATATTTTGAGTCTTCTCTTCTAGATTTACCAATCCTTTGGTTGATTCCCATACCAATCTTGTCCGCAAATACGGCCGCGTTGTGCATTTTACCACCTTTTCCATCAAATGTCATTTTACATGGTATTGAACCTACGGAATCCCATAAAAATAATAAGTCGTAGTCTAGTTCACCTTTTTCTTGAGCGTCTAATAAAGAATTTATATAATCTGTAATTTGTTCTATATATTCAAAGTCGTTATTGAATAGAAAAAATCCTTCCCAGTCTATTTCACCTGTACTTTCATCCACCACTTCCTCACAATCAAAACCTAATAACTTAGCGTAATTAAATCCCCACTTCTGTTCAGTTATTATTATTACTGGTAATACACCTTTTTTCTGTGCATCAACAGCTGTTTTAATAAGTGCTGTAGTCTTACCGGTATCTGAATGACCTAAAAACATTTGTAAATGGCCCATAGCTGGACCAGGTATTCCCGTTGCGTCAAGGAATGCTGGTCCTAGGTCAAAAAATTTGTCTGATTTAAATTTAGCCTTTTTAGAGAATTTACTCTTTATGTCTGAAAAACTTCTTTTCTTTAATGCCATTTATATATTTTTTAAAACGGTAAATCTTCGTCTGCTTGTTGGTTTGCTTGTGGGTCTGTAGTTGTATTTGTACTACTCATATCCACAGTACTATTTGTTTTAGCGTTTGGGTCATCGTAAGTGTATTTTTTTAATTCACTATCCCAAACTGGGTCTAACCCTTTAGAGATTGCCTCTAGGTACTCAACAGGTTTTTGTGAATAAACATCTTTCCAAGTTCTTTCATCAGAAGTCCATTCTGTACCCTTAGCGTTATCTTCTGTTAACTTACCTGGGTCTTCATACATTACCGAAGATACTGTTGTATATTCCCCTCTTCCTCCTGGTAATGGAACAGCTTGTAAAATAAGAATTAAATCTCTACCCTCATTAACATCTGTAATATCACCTTTATTTCTCCAAATAGGAATAATTTTATCGATTGGTCCGTCACCTTTCCAATTATGTTTAAATCTCCAAAATTTTACACCATCTTCCTCCTTATCTCTATCAATAACTTTTACTATGTAAAATTTTTGTGAACGATACTGTCTTGCTAATTCTTTTGATTGTTCGTCACCAGCTAATTTAAGTGCTTCTTCCACTTCATTTAATGGGCTTCTTTCACCTGTTGGTTTTCCAGAAGAATCTTTTCCTGGGTCATAAATTTTCATCCATCTACCTTGTACTTGTGTGTTGTGAAAAAACACTTCTTTAAATGGTGAACTACCATCTGTGGTAGGTAGAATTCTAATTCTTTTTTCACCTGATTTAACACCTTTAGGTAGTGCTACGGTAAAATATTGTTTTAATCTGTCTTCGTCTGACATTCTTGGTTTTGAAGATGTTGCCTGTTTGTTTTTTTCGTATTGGGCTAATACAGCGTCTAATGAACTCATAAT